GTGTTCACGAAACAACGTTATCGAAGTGGAAACATGATGATGATTATAAAGAATATATGGAAAAATATGCACGCGAAACCATCTCCCGTTCATCTGGTAAGGCGCTAGGTACGATGATTGGATTACTTAACGCTAGAAGCGAATTAGTTCGATTTAACGCTGCTAAAGACCTATTAGATCGTGCTGGCTTTGCACCGACTGATAAGGTTGATTTAAGTGGTAATGATATCAATATTAAGATTGGTGGTACTGATGATGGCTAATATTAACATCACAATCGAAAAGCCAGAAAAAGTATTCAACAAACAAATCTTAGATGTGATTACTGACTATGATAACCCAGTTGAAGTTTGGTACGGTGGTGCTTCAAGTGGTAAATCACATGGAGTTGTACAGAAATTAGTAATTAAAGCATGTAGCCAATGGAGATATCCACGGCGCATGCTTTTTTTGCGGAAAGTTGGACGGACGCTTAAACGTTCAATCTTTCAAGATGTTCTTGATTGCTTAGGCGCATTCGGAATATTGCAATATTGTCATATCAACTTATCCGACTTTGAAATTAAGCTACCAAATGGTGCACAGATACTATTTGCTGGAATGGACGATCCAGAAAAGATTAAATCAATCAAAGGTATTTCTGATGTAGTCATGGAAGAAGCCACCGAGTTTACTAACGAAGACTTTACACAGCTTAGATTGCGACTGCGTGAACCAAAGCATAAGCAGCGGCAACTATTTATGATGTTTAATCCAGTTTCTAAAGCTAATTGGGTGTACAAAATGTTCTTTGAACAAGAGCCACCAGCAGGTTCAGTTATCTATCAGTCCACATACAAAGATAATAAGTTCCTTGATGATGATATGCGACAAACAATCGAAGAACTAGCACGAACTAATCCAGCTTACTATCGAATCTATGCCTTAGGCGAGTTCGCAACGTTAGATAAGCTTATCTTTCCTAACTTTAAGAAGACAGTTATTGATCACAGTAAATTAAGAACCATACCTGATTACTATGGATTGGACTTTGGTTATAGTAATGACCCATCTGTGTTGATGCACGTTAAGTTAGACGTGGCTAATAAGCGATTGTACGTGCTTGACGAATATAGCAAGCAAGGAATGTTAAATAACGAGATAGCAAAGGTTATTAAGTCTAAAGGCTATGCCAAAGAAGTAATTACAGCTGATGTAGCAGAGCAGAAATCAATTGCTGAAATTAGAATGAACGGTGTACCTAGGATTAGACCAGCACGTAAAGGTAAGGATTCAATCTTGCAAGGAATACAGTTTCTACAACAATTTGAAATCATTGTGGACGAAAGTTGTAAACAAACGATTGAAGAGTTCGAAAACTATACGTGGGTTAAAGACAAGAAAACAGGTGAATACATTAATAAACCTATTGATCTATTCAACCATTGCATTGACGCAATCAGATATGCAATCGAAAGAACTATGTACAAACAGCCTGATATTAATAGGTCAATGAATATATTGAAGCAATACGGATTAGGGAGGTAATACATTTGGAAGTGAACTTTTTGGGTAAACATAGATATCACAAGGACGCCAACGAGGTATTTCAATATGATAGAGCAGAGCTAAATAATGAACCAGTCGATAGCGATAAATATAAGCGTGTTGTCGGCATGTTTATCAACCGCCACTCTAGTTATCAAGTAAGCAGGTTAACCGAGCTTAAACGCTATTATCTGCACGATAACAACATTCATTATCGCAAAGGTAAACGTAACCCTAGACAAGCAGACAATCGAATTGCAAGTGCTTATCCGCAATACATTACTACGTTTATGCAAGGGTATATCTTAGGCAATCCAGTTAAATATAGTAACGACAATGAAGACACACTCGAAAAGATTAAAGAGTTCAATCAACATAACCACGTTGACTACCACGATTCATTAATTGAAACTGATTTATCAATTTACGGACGAGCTTACGAACTGGTTACTTATGACCCAGAAGGACTAGAACGAGTTATTAAACTACCGCCAGAAACAACGTTTGTGGTATATGACGACACGGTAGACCCGCAACCGTTATTTGGTGTTAGATATTATCAGTTAAGGCTAGGCGAAGAAGTTACTTATTATGTGGAAGTTTATTCAGAGAGTATGTATGCCAAATTTAAGACAAATAGTGAATCATATCAATCACTTAGCTTAGTTGGCGAAGTTAAAGCAAATATATTCAATGATGTTCCAATTAATGAATATAAGAACAACGACGACCGTTTAGGCGACTTTGAGAATGTACTAGATAACATCGATGCTTACGACTTAGCTCAATCAGAGTTAGCTAACTTTCAACAAGATAGTAACGATGCTTTGCTAGTCATTAAAGGTAATCCATATACTGGAACAGATACACCAGAATACAAACTAGACGATGACGGCAACATTTTATATGACGATAATGGCGACCCTATTTACAATAAAAATTCAGAAGGCGATACATTGCAAAAAATGTTAAACGCCAACATCTTAGTATTGGACGATAACCCTAACCCAGATGGCGCACAACCTGATGCGCAGTGGCTAATCAAACAATACGATTCAGCAGGTTCAGAACAGTATAAGAAGCGCATTGTAGATGATATTTTACGTTTTACATTTACACCAGACACCAATGATCAGAACTTTTCTGGTACACAATCTGGAGAGGCAATGAAATATAAGCTTCTCGGTAATGACAACTTGCGAAAGGTTAAAGAACGTTTACTCACATCTGGTTTCTTGAGACGCCTTAAGCTACTATCTAGCGCATGGAGCGTTAAGAAGATTAGTGTAGCGGATATTGAAGATACTAACATTATCTTTACGCCTAACCTACCAGAGGATAAACAACTACAGATCGATATGGCTACGGCTATTCAAGGCATTGCTTCAAATGAAACGGTTGCCGAAATGTTAAGTGATGTTACTGGAATTGATGCCAAAACAGAACTTGAACGTAAACGTAATGAAGCAAACGAAGCTATTAAGAACTCTTACGAGATTGCAGATAATCTGACCGACCAACAGAAAGCTGGTGTAGACGGTGGCGAAGAAGAATAGTGATGAGTATTGGAAGCAGCGTGAAGCCGATGAACGTAAATGGATTGAATCTAATATAAAGAGCGGCAAAGACTTTGATAGATTAATTCAAGAACATTATGACAGTTTGCTACAGAGCATTAATAAAGATATTAGTGATCAATATACTCGCTATGCCAAACGTGAAGGCTACACTCTTGCAGAAGCTCGTAAAAAAGTATCGCAAGAAGATGTTAAAGCATTCTCAAATGAAGCTAAGAGGCTTGTAGCTAAAGCTAGGACGATTTACAAAAAGAAAGGCAAAGTAGAGTATGCAGACTTTTCAGATGAGGTTAACACTCGATTGAGATTGTATAACGCTACTATGCGAATTAATCGTCTTGAGATGTTAAAGGCTCAAATCGGACTAGAAACGATTGATAATAACATGGATATCTATAGTGCTGTAGCCGATCATCTAAATGATAATTATATTGGTGAGTTGAAACGGCAAGCTGGTATCTTAGCAGATTCAGCAAGCAGTGTTAAGGCAGCAGAAGCCGCCAGTATCGTTATGGCGACAACTGGTAATGCTAATTTTAGTGAAAGATTATGGGCGAACAGCGATGTGTTTAAGGCAAGACTTGACCAATTACTAACTAAACAAATGGTGCAAGGCTTGAATCCTAGAGTGATTGCCAGAGATTTAAAGCCTTATCTCAAAGATGAGGTAAAGAATGCTAGGTATGTTACTGAACGATTAGCAAGAACAGAAACGTCAAGAGTGCAAGCACAAGCACAATTGAACAGTTTCAGAAAGTATGGCTACAAATATGTTAAATGGATTGCAGAACCATCAGCTTGTAAGGTGTGTGCTTCTATAGCAGCAACAAGCGATGGTATTTATACAGTTAACGATGTTCCAACGCAACCGGTACATCCAAATTGTATGTGTAGTATTTCAGCGTGGTACGACAAAACAAATAGCGATGACTAATCACAGTCACCGCTATTTTTATGCCTTCTTACTGTTTACAGGCGTTAAAGAGAAAGCTGTTTCGTTGGAGAACGTAAAACTAATTTCGAGGCACACGTAAATGCGAATGGAGAATGAAATGGAAAAAGAAAAATTAATGCCAATGAACTTACAATTTTTTGCAGAACCAAGTCCAGAACCAGATTCAACGTCTGAACCAGAAGGTAAGCCTGATGCCGGTAAGGGTGAACCAGAAGGTGGAAAGACGTTCACGCGTGATGATATTGCAAAGATGATTTCAGCCGAAAAAGATAAATGGCAAAAGGAACATGAGGCAGACGTAGAAGAAGCTAAGAATGAAGCTGCTAAGCTTGCCAAAATGAGTGCCAAAGAACGTGAAGACGCTGAAAATAAAAAGAAACTTGATGACATCGCCAAGCGTGAAGCTAATTTGAATCGTAGGGAATTGGAAGTAGCAACTAAAACAGAGTTGGTTAATAGTGATCTACCAGAATCGTTCTTAGACGTTGTGATCGGCAAAGATGCTGAATCCACAAAAGAAAACATTAAAAAGGTCAAAGAATTATTTGACAAAGAAGTTCAAGCAGAAGTAACCAACCGCCTTAGAACTGACTTACCAAAGGCTGGTAGTGCAGCAGGTGGCGATAGTATTACAGCACGTATTCAACAAAATTTATCAAAGATTAAATAATAAGGAGGGCTATTATTATGGCCGTAGTTTTAGATAGTAAAGATGTAGCAAAGATTGATGAGGAGTTTGCCGCTGAATCACAAGTTTGGCAACCATTAATGGCTGGAGCAAAAACAATTACAGCAGCTGATTTTGTGGGTGCTAAGGAAGTTCGCGTTAATAAGATGAGTGGCTTTATTTCAGCAGCATACAAACGTAATGCTGATAACGCACGTACAGCAATCGACGTTGAAAAGGAAACAGTTACATTAAAGCATGAAGATTGGTTTGGCTATGACGTTGATCAATTAGATGAAAGTGAAAATGCAGCTTTAACAATCCAAAACATTCGTGAAGAACACGTTAAATTGGTTTCAATTCCTACTAAGGACAAAGTTGCAGTTCAAGCTTTATATGATAACGCAGGTAAAAAAGTAGAAGAAACAGTAACAAAAGACAGTGCGCTAGATGTATATGATGCAGCAGAAGAATACATGACGGATAACGAAATTCCGGGCGGTTATGTGATGCTTGTATCATCTAGTTTCTACCGTGCATTAAAGAATGCTACTGGTGTTAGTCGTTCATTTAGCACAAATGAAGTGGGAATCAATGGAATCAACCGTACAGTTGGTCAATTAGATGGTGGAGTTCCAATCTTGAAGGTATCTAAATCACGTTTAAAGGGTGAATCAATCGCAAGCGATATTAACTTTATTCTGGTACCTCTCTATGCAATTGCACCAATCACTAAGTTCTCAACGATTGACTTAATTCCAGCTTCACAAGACCCTAACGGTTACCGTGACAAGCTTAAAGGATTGGACTACTACGATGCGATCGTGTTTGATAATGCCAAGAAGGCTATCTATGTGAGTGAAGCCCCAAAAGGGTAACCCCACCAACAGCTAGTGGGATTACTGCTAGTCAAAAGACTTTGTCGGAAAAGGTGGGCGACAGCAAGGACATTACAATCGCCAGTGATCCAGTTGATGCAAGTGATGCTACAACTGTTGTTAAAGCAACAACTGCTAAATCAGATAATGAAACGGTAGCAACAGTTACTAAGAAGAGTGATGGAACATTTACTGTAACTGGCGTTAAAGTCGGAACAGCAAACATTACATTTACAAGTGGAGGCTTCACAGCAACGTTATCTGTAACGATTACAGAGGCTGCGTAGGAGGTACTTAAATGGATGAGAAAGGTAATTTAACAAGCCTTAAAACAATGTTGGCTATCGGCAAAGATAATACGAGCCAAGACGAACAATTGAAACGAATCTTATCCATGGAATCCGATCGATTAAAGAACAAAATTCATAAAAAAACATCGGATGAAATTCCAAACGAACTCAATTATATTTTGATAGAAGTATCTATTCGTCGCTTTAATCTATTAAAAAATGAGGGAATGGCTAACTATTCGCAAGAGGGTGAAACTATTAGATATGAAAATGATGAGTTTGATGATTTCATGGACGATATCAACCGATATCTTATTGATAATAAAGCACGAAGCCGTGGCGTAGCAAGATTTATTTAGGAGGTAGTGCAATGCGATTTACAGACAGAGTACAGTTCTACGAATCAAACGATCACTATGATCCAGATAATCCAGATGGCAAGCCAATTCCAGTAGGTGAACCAGTAATTGCGAATGTAACTCACTTAGGTGTTAACCGTTCAATGCAGTTATTCGGGAACTTGAATACAGACAGGCTAGTTGTACGCCTTATACAGCCGTTTAACGAAGATTGGGGAATGCTTAGGGTAAATGATAGTGAAACTTATTATTCGCTAGAAACTGGAGTATATCCGCTTAAAATTGATGGTTATATTGTGGGGGAAACACAAAATGAGTAATTATAATTTTTCAATTAAGGGACAAGATGTTCTGCTTAGAAAACTCAAGCAGAATATGCAAAAAGAAGCAGTCAAGAAAATTGTTAAAGAGCATACAGCTAACATGCAAACCGAAGCCCAAAAATTAGCACCGGTTGATACTGGAAACCTAAAGCGTTCTATCCGTTTAGAATTGCTAAAAGGTGGAATGGCCGGAGCAGTTATTTCGCCAGCCGATTATTCTGGATATCAAGAATTTGGTACTCGTTTTATGGCAGCACAACCATATATGGGCCCAGCATGGAGAAAGGAACGTCCAATTTTTATTAGTGA